GAACCGGCGACAGAGTAGGAAACGTCAATCCATCCGCCGATCTTGACGGCCTGCCGCTGGATGTCGGCAAAGCCCACACGCAGGCGCGTTAGGACCGTGCCATCGGCCTGCAACAGCAAGTAGTTCTCGGAGTCCAGCACCACGCCAGTGACTTGCGGGATGTCCCAAGGGTTCGACAGCGCCGTGTTGTTCGAGGCGGTATCGACAGAGAAACCGGCGTCCACTTGGTAGATCGTCGCGCTTGTCTCTTTGAGAGATAGCCGGATCGTGCCTCCGTGGGTGAACTCTTTGGCGAGCACTTCAAACGTCTTGTCTGCCCAGCCGTAACGCGCAATCGTCAAACGCACCACGTCGAACAATTGAAGCGGAAACACCTTGAGGTTGCATTCGATGTTGACCGTCAGACCTTCGCGCATGTCACGCGCAAAGACGCCGCACACATGCAGAGCTTGGGGCGCGAAGTTGACTGCCCCTAGCGTCAGCTCGGCGGGAAGCTCCAGCCCGTCAGCCGTGATGTATGACGTGATGCGCAACTCAGGAACCGGAACAGGCACGTAACCCTGAGCCGAGTCAGCAATCATTGGTCTGTAGATGTTGACCAGATCGGCCTGCGACGCACCACGCGATATGCTGATGGGTCCAGCAACAAACGATTCATCGAGGGTCAACACAGGCGCACTGTAGGCCCCAGCACGAACGCGCAGTTTCCCTCCGTCCCATGCGTGTTTTCCTGCCATTGCCTCGACCATCTCGCCCATGTGAGCATCGGGGCTTTGGTCCAGCTTTGCCACGTACCCGAGCCGGTACAGCTTCTGCGTCTGCGCCACCCCGTTGACCGTGTAGCTTGTGGAGACATCGCAGGCATTGGCGGCAGCAATGAACGAGGCTTCGTCAATCTCGGAGATGTCGCAGTTCCCGCCGTTTTCGTACAGCGCCCAATCGCGGGCGCACAGCGCCGGATTGTCCGACCAGGCCGTCGTGAGTGTGCGAGGGTCGTAAACCTTCGCGCCTCGGATCACGCACGAGATCGTTGGCACACCCGAGGTGAACACGTCGGGGTCATACGACAGCACCACCACAGCGCAGGCAATGCCCGAGAACTTGTCTGCCGACGTGACGATGGTGTTGTCTGCGCCGTAGCCTGGGTTCTTGACGATGGCGCTCAGGTCTTGATAGGGGTCACCGTTGAATGGCAGGATCGCCAGGAACGAGTCATAGGGCAGCGCGATGTAATCCAGCTCATACGCAACGCCAGCAGCAACAGTGAACTGCACCGTGTCGGAGTCAATGATCGTGACCGGGATCTGAATGCGCTTTCCGTTTGAACCCGCAACAGTTACCACTGCGTCAGTGAGTGGCCAGAGCGTATTTAGCTCCAACAGAGACCCTGTCCCCACCCCGCTGTATTTACGCGGCTCCCTGCGCTGCCCCACCCCGTAAGGCGCCTCCTGCACCACAGGGCCGGAGAGCGTCACAGGAAGGTCATTGATGTACCACTGCTCGAAAGCATCGACCTCATGCCCAGCGAAGGCCACAACCAAGGTGTAATACTCTTTGCGAGGTCCTGAGACAGACTTGAAGATAACCTCACCCGACACGCGGGCGCGGCCATAGATCCGCTGGCGTGGCCCCTCAGCCGTGGCCGTCATCACAAGACGGTCTTTGAGCTGGCTGTTGTAGGCATCGCGGGCCTTGCGTTTTTGGTACTGGTACAGACCGACAGAAGCCGCCGCCAAAAGGCCATAACCAATTACCGTTGCCGCCCCAATGCCGACACCGATTGCCGCCATGCCAGCAAACCAACCGGCTGCGATGACATTCGAAACCACTGTTCCAATGGCGAGAAAAACAGGCGGCATCAGATCACCTCACAGCGCCAAGCGCGCAGAACTTGAGATTGATCGACAGCCACCACGCCGAACCCAGACGCAGCAAGCCACGAGGTCCCGCCGCAAGCGACAAGCGCAGGACCTAGGTCTGTGTCGATGATGCCAACATCGCCAGCAGCCGCAGACAATGGCTTGATCTCAGGCCCGAACCGCGCATCAGCCATCGCATCAAGACCGCCGCCCGCTTCCATGACATCGGCAGCTTCTTGCTCGGTGCTGTAGGTGCCGCGCAGGTCTGCCACTGGATCACGGCCCGTCACTGCCAGAACCACGTCACAAGCCCACATGCAGCAATCGTGCGAGCCGAACGCAAAACGAGTGTGCGCCCGGTCATCCATGAGTTGCTCAAACCTCAATTGCCAGTCATGCAGCCTCATTGACGACCCCACTTAGACGATGGCCACACGTCTTGATGCTGCGCCTGGGACGTGATGAATCTCAGGCAAGTGTCGCCGGGATAGAGTCGCTGCTGATCTGAGTCAATATACCGCACAGGCTTTGGTCTTCCGAAGGTTGTGGCGCGGCTTTCCGCAGATACGGTGATTGTGCCCGATGCCTCGCCCTCTGAGATTTGGGGCTGTTCCAAAGTCCCCGAGAACATTGGTTCGACGTGAACCACCTGATAGGTCGATGGGTCGTGGATTGACAGGCTGACCCATACTCGCTTTCCTTGCATTGGTTCGGCCAACGCCAGGGCCAGGATATCATTAGGCACCGACGACAGCGTGAATCGAACGCCCTTGCGGTCACCCGCCGTGTCTAGGATCGGGTCAATTGTGCCAACAGATCCGCAGCCGGTCCACGTGTGCCCGCCGTACTCAAGATTGACCCCAGCCAAGCACAGCCTGAGCGTGGTCGATAGCTCCATCTCAATCAAGACGCACAGAGGCACAGTCTGAGAGGCAATCGCAGCATTCGCGGGGCCTGTGAGTGCGCGCATCAGGCCACCTTCTCGACAAGCTCAATGGTCTGACTGCCACCGAAACCGGGCGTGTAGACCGAACGAGAGCGCGGGTCAATCATGTAGAACTCGGCAGTAGGCTTGTCCCACAGAACAGAGGCCCCGGAGGTGATAGACCGGCGCGAGCGGTTAACGAGAGGCACCGTCAAAGCGCCAGCCCCGCTTGCCGTGCAATCGCTCTTGACTTGGAAAAGCTGACCGGATACGCCGATCATGTCGCCCGCTTTGAGCGTTGCGCCTGCCGTTGTCGTGATCGAAAGCGAGTTTGCGAACTGCGCGGCAGTGGTCGACAGGGTTGGAGTACCGCGCATCGTGCCCAATGGATAAGGCCGGGCCATGTGATGCAGGGCTAGCGTGTCAGAACCACCGGCCAGGCTGTTGATGAGGGCTTCGTACTTGCCAGAGTCGCGAAGCATCGCAGGGGGGAGCGTGACGATGGCATACCACTGCCATGCCAACAGGTCCACGGTCTGAACAAAACGAGAAAGCTGCGACGTGTGCTGAACCGTGGCACGGCCAAGGCTCCATTCAATCGACGCGGCCTTGAACCAGTCTGGTGCTGCAATGCTCATACCGGCATCCCCCGTCCACGCAGAATCTGCATCACTTCAGCCTTTGCCATTTCTTTCGCCGCTTGCATCGCAGACATGACGCCGTTTGCGCTCACGCCCTCGCCAATGCTGATCTGCTGCGTGATGTTGACGGCCTGACCGCCCAATGCTTTGTTTGGGATGATGGTCCCGGCAGACTTCGGCACAAACAGCTCAGGGCCACGCTCGCCCACAACCGAAACCTTGCCGACTGGTGGTGATCCACCTTCAGCGAAGAAGCCGCCGAACAATGAGCCAACAATGCCCAAGATCCCGCCGCCGCCCGCGCCACCGCCACCCATCGCACCCTTGAACAAGCCGCTCAATGCGTCAGACAGTGGATCGAAGATGAAAGCCTTTAGGGCGATCTGCTCCAAAGCCTTGCCAAGATCGTCACCGTTTTGAATGGCGCTGAGCATGATGTTGCTGAACTCAGAAGCGGTCGAGTTCAGCTTGCGCAGGTTCTCGTCTTGAGCTGTGAACTCGTCGTTAGCGGCCTTGATGGCTGCTGCCCGCTTTTTGTCAGAGTCGCCACCAAATGCCCCGGCCTCATACAGTTCATTGATGCGCTTGAGCTTTGCGGCCAGCTCATCAGCGGGCGTCAGCGATGCCTCGTAATAGCGGGCAGCTTCCTCGCTTGCCAGCTTCTCAGCATCAGCCTTTTCCTTCGTCAGCTCAACGATGTACTTGTCGATGTCCGCAAGCGCTTCTTTCTGGTCAATCTCAGCAGCCAGTGATCGGATCTTCTCGGCTTGCGACAATGTGGTCTTGCCAGAAAGCTCACCTTGCAACTTGGCCTCAGCCTCCTGCAACGTCGTCAGTTGGTTGAGCTTCTGGATCTGCTCGTTCAACTGCTCGATGTAGCGGGCGGCAGATTGGTCTTTAGCCGGTGGTGCAGCGGAGGTTGGGCCTGTTTGGCGAGTCGTAGCCAGCGGAGCCGCGGACAGCGTTGGCTTCACCACATCAGGGTTGATGACACCCCTGCCACCTCCAGCTCCAGTTGGAGGAAATGTGATCTTCAGCTCTTTGTCAAGCTGGCCCTGTAGCTTGGAGATTTCTTCTCGCAGGACGCCAATACGCTGTGTCTGGAACTGTAGATTGCCGCCTGATTTCTGATCCTTCATCAGATCATCAAGCGATACCTTTAGGGACTTGATCTGCTCGTTCAGCGTATCAATTCGGCCCTGCTTCAGAGCCGCGTCAAGATCATCACCAAAGGCACCAAGAATGCCGCGCTTTTCAACTCGATCAAAAAACCCGCGAGTCCTCTCGAATAGCTCATTCAGCGCAGGCACCAACGTGGAGGCAATCGACCGACCAACATTGCCGATGTTCGTGTTAAGCGTGAACAGTTGCTTGTTGAACTTCTCTGCCTCGGCTGCTTGTTCGCTTGTGACCGTTGCATTGAGCTTGCCTGACTCGGCCAAGTCCTTCAGGAATGGCGCGGCCTCTTTCACCGACTTGCCAAAAAGCTCCTGAACGACTCGCGCCTTGTTGCCGTCGTCAGCAAAGCCAGCCAGAGCCACGGCAGTCTGGCGCAAAGCCTCGGCAGGATCTACGCGCTTCAACTCTTCAGCATTGAGGCCAATTGCCTTGAGTGCTTGGGATACGCCATTCTTCCCATCAGCCTCTTTCAACACCCCGTTGAATTTGACGAGGATGCTGGTGACAGACTCAAAGCTCGCCCCGGTTCGCTTGCCGATGTCCTCAAGCGCGGACAAGTTCTCGATGCTCGACCCCGTGGCGTCAGCAGCATCATTCAGCGCGTCCAGTTGGTCCACGACACTGCGGAACCCCTGCACGACACTGGCAAGGCCAATGCCTGCAATCGACGCAGCAATGACAGAACCAGCAGCACTAAACGCCGAATTGATCCGGCCAGCCGTGCGCTCCGACAGTTGCACGACCTTGCCCATGTCGCGCTCAAGGCTCGCCATCTTGGCGACGATATCAATCGTGAGCGTTGAGATTGCCATGTCAGGACGCCTTCAGGTGGTCACGGATCGCCACCAAGTCGAGATAGAAAGATTCAACGTCATGGACCCCGAAAAGCTCACAAATGAAAGGCATCGCTGCCATGTCAATCTGTGCGCCCATCAGGTTCCACGCCCGCACGGCAATGATAGCGCCTTCTGAGGGTGGCTCGCCTTGAGTCGGCAGGCCCATTGACTCAAGCCACCCGATCAGTTTTTTGAGTCTTGCTCTCGTCGCTCTTGGTGCGCCTGATAGGACTTCATGACCGCATCAACCACACGCCCCATCAGCTCGGGCTCATCCTCAAGCCAAGCCGCACAGACTTGTGCATCAAATGGCAAAGGATGAGGGTCACCCCCGACGATCATGTGACCTTCGGTGACGCCATCCCACCCATCGACAAACGCCAGCAGCTTGCGAGCGTCCACCTTCCCGCGCATCTCAAACCATTCAAGGTCGGTAGGTCTGCGCAAGATCAGCGCAAACCCACCGCACTCAAGCCGAGATTGACGGGACTTCTTGAGCTTGTCAATCAGGCTCATGATGCGTAGTAGGTTGGCGAGCCGAACACCGTGATGGTGGTGGGCGTGGTCACCAGACCCTGCGCTTGACCGCCAGGCAGCAACGATGCACCCACGTAGCCCGAGAAGTACATTTTCTGCCCGCCCGCTCCGAAGGTGAACGAGAACACGCGGATGGCCTGCGAGTCGTAAGCCGCTTTCATCGCCAACAGACCGGCATCGGACACGTCCCAAATGTTGTCCATCGTGTAGGTGGCAGGCGCAGCGACGCCTGGCACCTGTGTCCTGATGTTGTCGTGAATGGTGGTCGTGTCGATGAAGTCAAAGTCACCGCCAGCAGCATTGATGCTGGTGGCAGTAGTGATAGACGTGCCCAAGGTCACCACGGCACAAGTGCCGGACGAGAAGGTGTCGAAGTTGGTGGTGTCGATGCCTTCAAGCTGGAAAGTGTCGGTGGTCACGCCAGCGACCCGGACGACTCGGCCATTGAGTTGGCTCATGCCATCAATGACGAGGTACAGGATGTTGCCGTTTGCGTACCCGTGGGCAATCGATGTGACGACGCCGGGGTTAGCCTTGGTGATCAAGGTGATGGTTTTGGTTGCTGCGATTGCCGATTGCATCGCTACCGCGACGTTCGACCACTTACGTGCTTGTGCCATGATCGGCCCCTTTCAATGAATGCCCGTCAGACGGACAGAAGAACAACAGTGATTGACGAGGCCATGAGCCCCACCTCAGAATCATAGCCAGAATCGCGCCCCGTGACTTGGTGGCCGTCCACCCGAAGCGCAGTCTCGACGGCATCAGCAACAGCATCAGCAGTTGCGCGAGTGTTTGACCAGATCGAAACAGCAAAAGTCACAAAGTCCCCGTAGTGAATCGAGTTGATCGACTCAATGGGGTCAGTGCCGGATCGCGCAAAGACAATGGCCGGATAGGCGCACCCCTCTGGCAGAACATCAGGATAGATGCGCGAACTGACCAAAGCCGTCACACCAGCCACATTCAGCGAGTCATACAGATCAGATTCAGCGGACACGGTTTGCAAGCCTTTCGATTTGCTTTTGAGCAGACGCCATGAAAGTCCTGATGGCTTCCGGCCCTTTCGACTTCGCAGCGTTTGTCATGAACCGAAGCCCGGCCCCCGGCTTGAAAAACTTGGTGCCGAACTCAAGAAAGCGCCAGTAGAAAGGATCGTTAGGATTCTTCGCCCCGGCCTTCCCGAGCTTGACTTGCCGCTTTCCGCTCAATGGCCTGACGCTCACATAGACACCAGCATCACCGGCCTTACGCGCAAACTTCGACGCACGAACAACAATGCTTTTCTTGACCGTGCCGGGCTTGCGATACGGGGCGGGCTTTGACAGTACAGGAGCATTGGCACGTGCCTCGCCCTGAATGACTTTGCCAGCCTCACGCAGCGCCGATGTGATCGCCTTCTTGCGAATCTTGCCTGACACATCAGACATTGCGCGCTTCAGATCATCGACGCCTTCCAGCTTGATGTAAACACCATCAGCGGCCATTGCGCACCCCCGTGGAGCACATCAGCTCAAGCTCATTATCATTGTCGATGATCGAGACAATATCCATCAAAATGGTGCCGTGCTTGATGCGCATTTCTCGCGTGACTGCCAAGGGCTTCAGCAGGTTCACTCGATAGTCCACGCTGGACATGGTTTGTTCAGCGGCAAAGAACTCACGCCCACGAATCGGCGAGACAGCGGCCCAGCGAGTCGCAAACGTGCCCCACGTCACCGACTCTTCGCCGATGCTGTTTCGGGTCACAGACTTTGACTCGATGATGACTCGCTTGTCTCGCTTGCCTGCCGGGGTCATGTGTATTCCCTCAGCGGTTGTAGGATGTACTCAACCCCGAAAGGAATATCCGCAATGATCGTGCCTGAGATGGTCGACTCTCGGTTCTTAAACAGGTGCCCCACAGTCAGCAACACACCGGCCTTGAATTGGCCGCTGATGACAATGCCAGCCATCGTGCGCCGGTATGCCTCGCGTGCTCGGTCATAGGCCCGATCCGCCACGGCCTGCGCTGCATCGCGCTCCACCTCATCAGCCAAAGCCTGAGCCGTGGTCGTCGCTGCATTGTGCGTGGCAGTCGCAGCCGTCATCAAAGCAAACGCGCCAGATTGCGCAGTTGTCAAAGCCGTCGAATCAGCATAGACGTTCCGGTCGATGAACTCCACAGCGGACGCCTCGGCGGCATCTGTGTAGATGGTC